TCGGAGCGCAGAAGAGAGATGCAGATCGAGATGTTTTATTTTCATCAGGCGGACAAGCTGGATGGGGATATGGTGTTGATCGAGGACAAAAAAATAGCACCCTGAACTTTGGCGAGGACAGGTGCTATTTCAATCGTGGAAATACCAAGTATTTCTGCGTTTATTGTAACACTGGAATTGAGGTTGTGTCAATGTATGAGAAACAATGCAAACGCTGTGGATGTTCCATGGATCCGGGCGAAGGTCGTAACGGAGTGTGTGATGACTGCGTAACTGGGGAGACAGAACGGCAGAAGCGCGAAAAACAGATTGAGCGGATGGTCCGGGCAACGGATTGGACGCAGATGGAAATGGAGGAATTTATAAGTGTCAAAAATTAAGTTGTGCAGTAAGGATGAGGAAAATCTTATTGAAGAGTTGCAGCATTTGAGTGAGGTTTTAGAAGAAATCGGCGTTGAGGGAGTGGCAGCGATTGTCTGTACATCCAACGGAGATATAAGAAGCAGGTTTTGTCTCAATACTGAGACAGAATTATCCATCATGATTGAGAACGATGGGGACAAAGTGACAAGAGAATACAGATATTAAAGGAGATCAAGCATGAGTAATATTACAAAAATTAAAATCAAAAATCTTTTCGGAATCAGAGAGTATGAGGCAGATGGAAGTTCTTTGGAGCTGTCCGGTAAAAATGGTACAGGCAAGAGTTCTGTGCTGGATGCAATTAAGTACGCGCTTACCAATAAGAGTGATCGCGACTATATCGTACATAAGGGAGAGAACGAGGGCGAGATTATCGTTGAAACGGATACCGGACTTTCCATTGATCGTAAGGTCAGAATAGGAAAGGCACCTTATAAGTCAGTGAAAAGAGATGGTTTAGAGGTAGGAAGTCCAGAAGCGTTTTTAAAGGAATTATTCACGCCGTTGCAGTTGAATCCTATCGAGTTTATGAACATGGATAAAAAGCAGCAGAATGCGATCATCCTTGATATGATTGAGTATCCATGGGATATGAACAAAATCAAGGAGTGGTTCGGGGAGATTCCGGCGTGGGTTTCTTACGATCAGAACATTCTTTCTGTGCTGAATGATATTCAGGCAGAGAACGGCGATTATTATCAGAACCGCCGTAATATTGACCGCGATATCAGAAATAAAAAAGCTTTTGTGGAAGAGATCGCAAATGGTATCCCAGTTGGATATGACGTTGAAAAATGGGAACAGGCAAGCGCCGGAGATATTTATCGTCAGATCGAGCGTATGCAGAAAGAAAATCAGACCATCGAGAGAGCAAAACTGTTGAGAGACAGTCGCGATAGTAAGATTAGAAAGTTTGATGCTGATCGTGAGATTGAGATCACAGCACTGGATCGTGAAATTGCTAACCGTGCAAACCAGATTGATAAATCCATTGCATCTTTAAATGAACAGATTAGAGCTTATGAGACGGAAAAAGAACAGCTTGCATCTAAGAAATCAGATAAGTTGGAAGTCATCGAACAGACTTACAAAGCGAATGTGGCACGTTTTGATGCAGAGATCGCCGAGTATGCAGAATATGCAGACAAGCAGCCACAGGATGTGACAGCATTGCAGGAGCAGGCACAGGAGATTGAAAAAATGCAGTCTCATATCAATGAATATAAAAGAATGCTCCGACTGCAGAGTGAAATCGAGGAAATGCAGGCACAGTCACAGGAGCTTACAGATAAGATTGAAAAAGCGAGAACGCTTCCGGGAGAAATCCTTACGAACTGTACGATTCCGATCGCTGGTCTGACGGTAGAAAATGGAACGCCATTGATTAACGGTCTGCCGGTATCGAACCTGTCAGAGGGAGAAAAACTGGATCTCTGCATTGATGTGGCAATTCAGAACCCGAACGGTTTAAATATCATCCTGATCGATGGAGTGGAGAAACTTGCAACAGATCTGCGTGAAAAACTGTATCAGAAATGCAAAAACAAAGGGTTGCAGTTTATTGCGACCAGAACAACAGATGATGACACAATGACGGTAGTTACATTATAGGAGGTATGGCATGGATAATATGGTATCAGTAGGGCAGCAGACGGCAGTTGCACCTAAGACATCACAGACAGAAATGATGGTAAACAGACAGACACAGGAAGTTCAGGGCGCCATCTTTATGGCTAAGAAGTTTCCCAGAGATGAATATGAAGCAATAGAAAAGATAAGAAGGAGTTGTCAGAGAGCCACGTTAGCAGAACAGGCAATTTATTCATATCCAAGAGGCGGGCAGAATGTCAGCGGACCATCGGTCCGTCTGGCGGAGTCATTAGCTCAGAACTGGGGAAACATCGACTATGGAATTATCGAGTTAGAGCAGAAAGACGGAAAATCAGAAATGATGGCATATGCGTGGGATTTAGAGACAAATACCCGTGTGACAAAGATTTTCGGTGTTGAGCATAAAAGGGATACAAGAAATGGATCGTATGCGCTTACTGACAGCAGGGATATTTATGAGGCTACCGCAAACTTCGGTGCAAGAAGAATGAGAGCCTGTATACTTGGAGTTATTCCGGGAGACGTTGTAGATATGGCTGTTAATGAATGTAAAGAAACACAGAAAAAAAGCTATGGAGAACTTCCAAGTCAGGAGAAGATTAACAAGATTGAAAAGCTGTTTAAAAAAGATTTTGGAGTTACAAAAGAACAGATCGAAAAATATGCAGGACGGAACATGGGAGATTTTGGTGCTGACGAGTGTACCGACTTATGGGGAGTATACACAGCTTTGAAAAACGGACAGGCAAAGACAGAAGATTATTTCCCTGTTGAAAAAGATGTGCCGGATCCATTCGCAGATTCCAGACAGGCACAAATCGCAAAAGAAGCATCGGAGGTATTTGATAATGTTATTAACGAGTGAGAATTATTACAGCCGTGAGGCAAATGAAGAGTATTTATCTGTCAGCCAGTATAAAGATTTCATGGGTACATATGGTAAGCCTGGCTGTGAAGAATATGCCCTTGCAAAGTTAAATGGTACATGGGTGGAGGCTATGGAAGATTCCACAGCATTGATGGTCGGTTCTTATGTAGATGCACATTTTGAGGGAACGCTTGATTTATTCAAAGCGCAGCATCCATGCATGTTTAAAAAGGATGGAAATCTGAAAGCCGAGTATGTAAAGGCAAATGAGATGATTAACCGATGTGAAAGGGATGCACTGTTTATGCAGTACATGAGTGGCGAAAAACAGGTCATCATGACAGCGGATATGTTTGGTGCAAAGTGGAAAATCAAAATTGACAGTTACCATCCAGGCAAATGCATTGTGGATCTGAAAACCTGTCAGAGTATTACCAAGGAATTTTATCATCCAGATACAGGACACCTTAATTTCCTTGCAGAATGGGGTTATTACATTCAGGGCGCAGTTTATCAGAAAGTTGTTGAAATCAATACTGGAAAGAAGCTTCCATTTTTTATTGCAGCAGTCTCAAAAGAAAAAGAGGCTGATATACAGGTGATCGCTGTGGAACAGAGCCTGCTTGATGAAGCACTTACAGAGGTTGAGCACAACGTATCAACAATCCTTATGCTGAAAAGTGGAGCAGTAGAGCCGATGCGTTGTGAACATTGTGATTACTGCAAGCATACGAAAGTATTGAATAGACCTATCTGGTCAAGTGAATTGATCGGGGAGGTGTAGATGAAAGATTCTATTGTTGTTGATATGAAATATGCCGGGTATGACATGATCGACGGCACGCCGAACGTGCACAGGCATCATATCTTTGAGGGGACAGCGAACCGCCGGTTATCGGACGAAGATGGTTTGTGGGTGCCGTTATCCTATGAGCATCATGAGGGGAACATGAGCGTGCACCGTAATAAGGAAATGAGTGTGTTGATGCATATTATCGGTCAGCTTGCATGGGAAAAGCATTATATCGTAGAACATGAAGATGTGAGCGAGGATGATGCCAGGGACACATTTCGGAAGAGATATGGAAAAAGTTATTTGTAGGGTTGAAACACCTTAAGAAACAGTTCATGCAGAATAATATATCACAGTATTATTGAGAGCCATGATCTCCGGTGCCGATGGGTGCCGGAGGGAAAGGAGAAGATATTGAATCAGTTAGAGATTTTTAAGAATAGAGAGTTTGGAGAGATCCGAACAGTAACGGTAGATGGAGAACCGTGGTTTGTTGCGAAAGACATTGCGGAAATTTTGCAATATACAAATACACAAAAAGCCATCAGAGATCATGTTGACGAAGAGGATAAGCTGACCGAACGAATCGTTCTGTCAGGTCAAAACCGGGAAGTTATTTGTATTAATGAATCGGGACTTTACAGTTTGATTCTTTCAAGCAAAATGCCAGGAGCAAAGCGTTTCAAACGTTGGGTGACATCGGAAGTGCTGCCACAGATCAGAAGAACCGGCACCTATCAAAAACCGCTGACACCACAGGAAATGATGCGTGTACAGCTTGGTATGATCGATGGACATGAAGAGAGAATCACACATCTTGAAAATACTATGACCATTGATTATGAACAGCAGCAGGAATTAAAGAAAACTGTAAATAAAAGAGTGATTGAGGTTCTTGGTGGTAAAAAAGCACTGGCATATAAGGAAATGAGCAAAAAGGTGTTTTCTGAGTGTAATCATGATATTCAGGATTATTTCAGAGTCAATTCCAGAAACAATATTCCAACCAAGAGATACCAGGAAGCTGTTGAATATGTCGAAGGATGGAATCCAAGTAATAATACAATCCTTGAAATAAGAAGCTGTAATGTGGGAATGGGTGGTGTCAATGGAGTATAAATTTACGATTCCCGGACGGTTGGATGGCCTGAATGATTACACAGCCGCCAACCGGACGAATCCCCGCAAGGGCGGACGGATGAAAAAGAAAAGCGAGGATTCTATCATCTGGTATATAAGGCAGCAACTTCCAGGTGTACATATTACGGATCCGGTTCTGATCTACTATCAGTTTTATGAAAAAGACCGTCGCAGGGATAATGATAACATTTTGTCCTGCGCCGCCAAGTTCGTGCAGGACAGCTTGAAAAAAGCATGGGTAATCAAAGATGATGGTCAGAAATATATACCGCATTTTTACTTTGATACGGACGTGGATAAGGACAATCCAAGAATTGAAGTGACCATTACGGAACTTACACAGGCGCAGGCAAAAATGTCACTGAGAGAGCTTCTTAAGGACTTGGAAACGGGGTGATGTCTTGACGGATGAAAAGAGCAGCTTTGTCCTGTATACGGAGTATCTGGAACATATAAAACTGCTTACGATGGAACAGCGCGGAGCACTCCTGACGGCAGTATTGTGTTACGCGTCAGGGGACGAACTGCCGGAAATGGACGGCATGACCAATATGGCATTCAGCTTTATTAAATCAAGGATAGATCGTGACACTGCCGCATATTTAGAGAAGATTGAGAAACGTCGGGAAGCCGGAAAACTTGGCGGCAGACCAAAAACAAAAGATATTTCACAAAAACAAGAGAAAGCAAAAAAAGCAAATGGTTTTTCTGAAAAGCAAAATAACCCTGTTACTGATAATGTTAATGTTACTGTAAATGTTAATGATAATAATAAAAATACTTTGGCGGATGCCAAAGCGTTGTTCGAACGTCTGTGGAAAGCATATCCGAACAAAAAAGGCAAAGGACAGGTATCGGATGCCCAAAAGAAACGGCTACTTGCAATCGGGGAAGATAGGCTTGTTAAAGCGATTGACCGCTACAGTCTTGAATTGCAGAAGGACGCCGACTGGAGGAAAGCGCAGTATGGGAGCACATTTTTTAACAGTGGCTATGTAGATTATCTGGATGAGAACTATGTGCCTGGCAAAGCAACAGAGCATAAGGGCAAAAGCAATGCTTTTAGTAATATCAATCATCGTCAGTATGACTATGACGAATTAGAAAAACAGGTGCTAAATTCACAACCGGGAGGTGGTTGAAGTGAATATGACGGAGGGAGAAATTTGCAGGCAGTACCGCAGCGCAAAGGACAGAGCAAGCCAGTTGCAGATTTTAGCAGATTTAAATTGTGTGCCGCGATTGGAGATCATTAAGATTCTGATGCACAACGGCGAACAGGTGCGGTTGCCACTTGCGGCAAAAGGTAAGAAAAGAACAACGGAGCTGACGGACGAAGAGTATACGGCAGCACTGTTTAGACGGTTGGATGTACTTGATCGGGAAATCTCTAAAAGAGAAAGAGAGTACCGGGAGATTGTGGCTGTGATGAAAGGAGCAGGGAGATATAAATGTGGAAAGAAGGTAAGAAACGCCGCACAATTATCGGAAAAATGAATAATAACTTGTCAATGCCGACAAAGCACCCGAACCAGGATGCGTTGAAAAGATTCAGAGAAGTACCGTATCAGTTGCGGTACGGGAAGGAGAAGAAAGATGCTGAATAGAGAAAAATATGCGGAAGAGATTCTGAACTTTTTGCGTGGAGCAAAGAACATTTTGCAAAATATGAAGATGAAACGGTTTATACATGGGATTACGGAAAAACGTCATGGAGCACATACGACGGTAAAATGAGTAGCTATAAATATGCTATGTTGCCGGAAAGTGAGGATCAGAATGAAAATAAGCAGGATTAAAAACAGGATATCTGAGGCAGCAACAGAAGCCTGCGGGTATTCTCCACTAACAAAAGTGGTTTCGGAGGAAGAAATCAACAGGATTTTGGAGCAGGAAAGCGGATGGATTCCAGTAGATGAGCAGATTCCTAATACTGATAAATATATCCTGGTATCGTTTGAAAACTTTACTATTCCAGATATCGGAAGATATGAAACTGATGAAGATGGTAACGGTGCGTTTTATCCGGGGGATGATGACAAAAGCTATGCAAAATATGGATTATTTGTAAATGCTTGGATGCCACTGCCGGAGTCGTACAGCACAGATGCAGAAAAGCCACATATTGAAAAGCCACAGACCAATGCAGACCGGATCAGGAGCATGACGGATGATGAACTTTTAGATTTCCTTTGCTCAATCGAAACATATGAGCAGGGTAGCGTAAAGACCATTGAGGGCGGTGTTGCAATGTGTTCTGTTACAGATGTGGAACAATGGCTTCGGGCAGAAAGTGAGGGATAGCATGGAGAGATTAACAGAGAGAAATCCATTGTGGATTGATGATGAACTGTGGGAAAGGGCATGTGAACCGGATTGCGAGGAAATAGATGCCGTATATCGGAAACTCAAAGACTATGAGGATGCTGAAGAGCAGGGATTACTTCTGCGGTTGCCGTGTAAGGTGGGAGATATTGTTTATAAAGTTAATAAGGCAAGTAAAAAAATTTCAAAACATAGGGTGTTGAAAATCGAGATTGAAAAAATGGAAGGAACGGATTTTACTACGCAAATATGGTTTGAAAACTATGACTTTACATTTGCACATCGTTTTGGAGAAGTAATTTTCTTTACCAGAGATGAAGCCGAAGCCAAGCTGAAAAAAATGGAGGGGGAAAGCGATGTATTGTGATGGAAGATGTCAGTATTTGAACGAACGTGAACACAAATGTGAGTTGACCGGAGAAAAATTGACTTACATGAAACAGACCGGAAGTATTTCTTTCTCCGTGCATGAACATAGAGGATTTTGCAAAGGAAAAAAGGTGGAACGTGATGGAGAATAGACATTTATGTAAAGCAAGACCAATAGGGACTAGAAAACAGTGGGTAACTGGATTTTATGCAGTCCTTGGAGAAAAGACGGTAATTATCGTAAATGAGCCGGAAAAGTTTTATGACGTTGATAGTGGGGAAATTAGTCATGGAAATAAGATTGTAGAGGTTATACCTAACACCATCTGCCAGTGCACCGGATATGAGGGAATCTATGAGAAAGATATCTTCCGGTACGAAGATGAAGATTACGTTATCAAATGGTCAGATGATTCATTGAGATGGGAAGCTACATCGTTAGAGACTGATGTAAGTGTTCCATTGGGAGATATTAATCCGGATTATATAGATGTTATTGGAAACGAGATTGATAATCCGGAACTGTTGGAGGTGTAGGATGCCGAGAACCATAGCGTATAGAGCGGGAGGATTTACAAATTGTGGAATCGGTTACACAAAATTCAGTCAAGAGGAATTGGCAGAAATGAAAGATAGAGTCATGACGGAGAATGAATCAATAACAAAAAAATATTGCAGTACATGTAAATACTACGCTGAATATGAGGGCGTTTGTTGCAATGGAGACAGTGAACACTGTGCAGATTTCCGTGGACTGGATGATACATGTGAGAAATGGAAGGAAAACGAAGAATGAATGAAGAACTTAAGCCATGCCCGTTTTGCGGACACAGTATAGATATTGAAAAAGATGTGTATGAGCCGAGTATGGATTGGCACCCGACATTTATTGACCCAGATAGTGGTGGCGCCCCTATTAACATTCATTGTAAATGTGGCTTGGAGTTTTGCACCGGTACTTATGACTGGGGTGAATTTGTAGAAGCATGGAACAGGAGGGCAATCGAGATTGTGAAAGGCGGTGGAGTAGATGCCGATTAAACCGATTTTATTCAATACCGAGATGGTTCGGGCAATTCTGGACGGACGGAAGACCTGCACAAGGCGAATTTGCAAAGATGCCAATGAGTGTACTGTGCCGGATATGGATTTTTACAATGCTGACAGGCGGACTTATGCAGTACATAACTTTGTTGATAAGGAGCATACGGAACAGTTAAGTACGGCGGAGAGAACCTGTCCTATCTGTACGGGCGATATCCTGTATGTTCGTGAAACATGGAAAGAGGCACCGAAAGGATACTATTACTACGAAGATTGGCAGAAAGATGATATTGCCGATGTTACAAAATGGAAACCATCCATCCACATGCCGAAAGAAGCCGCCCGTATCTGGCTTAAGGTTATAGATGTGAGAGTAGAGCGGCTGCAGGATATCACATATAATGGAGCACTCCGAGAGGGTTCAGAAGGTATAAGATGCGATCATGTAGCACTCGGGGTGCATGGATGTACAGATTGCATGAATACTGGATGGATTGAACCGCCACAGGTCGAATTTATGCAGATATGGAACAGCACCATCAAGAAATCCAACCTTGACCGCTACGGATGGGATGCTAATCCGTGGGTGTGGGTAATTGAATTTGAGCGGTGTGAAAAACCGACGGAAAGGAGGTGAATATATGAAATACTTTATAATTAATAATCTTTGTACAATCATCACTGCGTTAGTTGTAAATAAAATTGTAGCTATCTACTATATGAAAATAATAGATAGCTATGTAAATGATATCTTTGCAATGCTTAAAGAGTTAATCAGGACAACATATGTCGAGAAATGAAACGCCTAAAGGAGTTGGTTTTACTAAACGTTTTTGTAATTGAAATGTATAATCTGGATATTGATTTTGAATTTGTAGCATTTCATCACATTGCTCATATTTAAAATAAGCAGCGTCATCATGTATGGAGAGCGATGAAGGAATTTCAACTAGCCCTTGTTTAGATAGAAAACTGATGGAAAGAGATTGGCGTTCATATATAGTACATTCTGAGTTTTCTAAAAATATGTTTTGCAACACCACGGCATACAAAGATGGGTTATCAGATGTTCTAACAATATTGCAAATTGGTAACTGATAATTATCAAATATTAGTTTTAAGTTTTGAGCATCTAGTGGTGTCATGGTTTTTAATATATCCGAAAAAGAAGGGTGAACAATATCCTGTTTTTCAATATCAAGCGATGATGAAATTAAATTTGCAAACATTTCACGTAGACTTGGTTCTTCAACACAGTATTTTGCATTTTCTAATGCAGGCATTACTATTTGGGTATTTGCTTCGACACGATTTTCTTTTGGAATAGAAGTGATTTTTGAACTTAAGGATTGCTTAAATTCTTCTAAGTCTTTGGCATATTTTAATTTACGTTTTTCGGCTAATTGTGAAATACCGCCAAAGACTAAAAACCAACAATCAGATAATGTTTGACCGACATTTTTGGAAGGCAAATCTGTAAGATTTTTTAATGCATTATCAACTGATTCTGGCAAATCAGCATTTAAAACGCTGAAGTTATTAGTTATATCCTTAGACATAAAAATTCCTCCTTATGTGTAAATTAAAATCATTATACATCAAAGAGGTAAAAACTACAATAATATGAAAGGAGCCGGGACCTATCCGGATAAAAGGCGCGCCGGGTTCCTTTTGAAGAAAATGATACATGGAGAATTGATAGTTGACAATTTTGCCGGTGGGGGCGGCGCTTCCACTGGTATAGAAATGGCAACCGGATACAGTGTTGATATAGCCATCAACCATGATCCAGAAGCTATCAAGATGCACAAGGCGAACCATCCGAATACGAAGCATTACTGTGAAAACGTGTGGGCGGTTGATCCTGTAAAAGCCTGTAAAGGACATCCAGTAGCACTTGCCTGGTTCTCTCCGGACTGCAAACATTTTAGCAAAGCAAAGGGTGGCAAGCCAAAAGATAAGAATATCCGTGGTCTTGCGTGGGTAGCCTGCCGATGGGCGGGACTTGTCCGACCGAGAGTCATCATGCTTGAAAATGTGGAAGAGTTCAAAACATGGGGACCACTTGGACGGCGACACCATCCGATTAAGGCAAAGCAGGGCGAAACATTTCAGAAATTCGTTCAGCAGCTCACGGATTTAGGATACGAAGTGCAATTCCGGGAGCTGATTGCCGCTGACTACGGAGCACCTACCATGCGAAAGAGATTTTTCATGATCGCCCGGTGTGACGGCAAGCCGATCGTCTGGCCAGAGCCGACACACGCACCGGCAGACAGTGAAGAGGTAAAGGCAGGATTGAAAAAACCTTATGTTGGAGCATACACGCAGTTGGATTTTTCATTGCCCTGTCCAAGTATCTTCGATACTTCGGAAGAAATCAAGGAGAAATACGGCATTCGGGCAGTAAGACCACTGGCACAAAAGACGATGGACAGGATAGCCAGAGGATTTATAAAATTCGTTTTGAATAATCCAAAGCCTTTTATCATTCAGTGTAATCATGGCGGTGAGCGTAGACCGAATGATATCAGAGAGCCGATGCCTACCATAACCGGAAAGCACGGGTACGGGATTGTGGAGCCGTATATGGTGCAGATCGGGCAGACAGGGTTCACAAAGGACCGGAGTAAGGATGTGAGGGAGCCGCTCACAACGATTGTAAGCAAAAATGAGCATTGTCTGATTGAACCAACGCTTGCACCATACATGGGAAAGAATACGACAAATCATCCGGGCGGAAATTGCAAAGATCCGATACACACAATTACAACTGGCAATCAGCAATGTCTTATTAGTCCTACGTTGATTCAGTACCATTCAGAAACTTCAAAAGATGGAGTAAGAGGGCAGACTATAAAAGATCCGATCATGACAGTTGACAGCTCAAATAGATATGGGCTGGTCGCATCGTTTCTGCATAAGTACTATGACGGAGGATATAAAGGTGCTGGGGAAACAGTAGAAAATCCGCTTCCGACAGTGACCGCATGGGATCATAACAGCGTTGTTAC